GGTTGAATCAGAAGACGACATCAAGGAAGTGGAGAAGATCATGGTTGAGAAGGGGATAGCCAACCATGAGACGGCTGCTGAATACCATCAGTGGATGAAGCAGGCTGCGGCACCTACGCCTTCTCAGTTTCCTCAGCCAGTAATGTCAAAGTTCAACACTTCTGAGTTTATGAAGAATCCTGTAGGTGCGGCACGCGATGCAGCACATGCAGCGTTAACGGAGTTAAGGAAAAATCCACGCCCAATCGGGCTGTGATTTTATTGGTTTAGGGGCTTTTTTTTAGGAGATCGTTATGCCTATTGGTGGCGGCATCATTCCGGCCACTGGGAGTCAACAATACACGGAACTGACTTACGTCACGCGCCGTGCATTTATTCCCAAGATGGTCGTTCAGATTTACAACTCTACGCCCCTCATGGCAGCGCTGATCGCTAATAGTCAAACCGCCTCTGGCGGTGTGTCGTCAGTGACGGTGCCTGTCCAGGGTTCTCAATTCGTAAACGCCCAGTGGTCTGATTACTCTGGTTCGTTTGCCCAACCTTCAGTGCAACAAGGCGCTTATAACGCCGAGTTCAACCTGAAGCTGCTAGTCAGCCCAGTTCCGTTCCTCGGAATGGAAGGTGCCGTACAGCAGGACTACGCAATCATCCCCCTCATTGAAGCTCGTATGAACGATGCGACCAACGTGATGATGGATGCAATGGCTACGTCCTTGTACACCAACACCAGTAACACCCAACAGTTTACGGGTTTACCCCTAGCTGTTGATGATTCTGGCACCTACGGCAACATTGATCGTTCCAGCTATAGCTGGTGGAGATCAAAAGAGTATGCCGCTGGCTCTGTTAACCCCACTCGTCAGAACGTACTCCAGTACATCTCTGGCACGGTCAAGAACTGTGCTGAGGTTCCGACCTTTGGTGTCTGCGGTTTTGGTACTTGGACGCTGTTGGCCCAAGATTATGTCGGTCAGGAACAGTATGTCATCACTCCTGGCTCTGGTTTCGATGGTGATGCCAATGGCCCCCAGGCTGCGTTCCGCGCTCTGATGGTTGCTGGTGTGCCTATCTACCCAGACCCATACTGCCCAGAGGGTACTTTGTATCTGCTAAACACAAACTATCTGTCGCTCTACATTCATGAGCAGGCATCGTTTGCGTTTACCGGGTTTGAGTCTACTCTCCCGAACTTCCAAATTGGCTATGTTGGTGCCGTTCTGATGATCGCTGAGATGGTCAGTACCAAGCCCAAGTCGATGACGAAGGTGACTGGCTATAACTCTTTGACCCTTTAAGGAGATAGACATGTCACTCGCTTTAGCAAAAATCCTTCTTGCCAGTGCTAATGCAAATAGCACTGCGGCGTACTTTGTAGCAGGCTCTACTAGCCTGACTTCAGGTGCATCGTCTGTGCTTACCGCTGGCGCTTACATTATCTACCCCGTTGCTAACGTTGCTGTCCAAGTTAACAACAAGTCTGACGGCACTGGGTTTGCTAACGTAGGCATCACTGGTTCAGCCACAAGTGCTCTTGTTAATCCGATTGCTAACGCATCGTCTGGGTTCTTCATCTCAGACGGGATTAACGTGCGGATTACCAACGTTGGCTCGGCATTGGCAACTTCAAATTATGTTGTTGTTGGTAGTGAACAGGCTGCTTCTGGCACCTACAACAGTTAAAGGAGCCAAACATGGATGCAAATGCCGTTGGTCGTGAGTATCCAGATGGTTTTGGATACAAACGCCTTGGTTTCCTTCCGGGTCAGTCTATTGGCACGGCTGGTGATACCGTTGTTTCCATGCAAGATGGTGCTAAATACATTGTTCGTCAAATTACTCTCAGTAATTTTTCAGCAGCCGCTACTACAGCGGAAGTCGGTGTTCACACCGCAGCCGCTGCTGGAGGCACGGACGTAGCAGATACGGCAACGCTTACAGCAGCAGCAAGTACATCTGCTTATGTAAATCTAACGTTGTCTGCATTTGCAAATGCCAATGTATTTACCCAATCTGCACTGTTCTTTAACGTTAACGTAGCAGTCTCAAGTGTTACTTGTGACGTTGCTATCTACGGAGATATTGTCACGCTATGAGTAAAGTGCTTTACGTCAAAAATCGAGGAATTACTTTTTCTAGTTCGTTCAAAAACGTGGAATACGTCTTTGAGTGCAACAAAGAAATAGAGATTCCAGAGGCTGCCGTAAAGCACATTCTCGGGCTTGGTGATGAAGATAAACAACCGTATTTCGTCAGACTTGGATGGATGAAGTTAAACACAGACCTTGAACGCGCTAAAGAGCGTTTAGCGGCGGTAGATATTTCAAACCAGCCAGAGAAAAAAGTCCACTTGTCAGCCCCGGTGGTGGAGCGAGTAGCTACGCCAATGCCAAAGGTTCCCCCCAAAGGCAGAAGCGTAGCCAAAGTCCATCAGCAGCTCCAATGATATGAGAATGTATGCCAACGCTAAACGAATACATCTCCGAAACTCGGCGATTGCTGCATGACGTAAACGGGAACTTTTGGACTACTCAAGAGATAACTGACTACGTTAATGAGGGCAGAACGCATGTGGTGCAAGACAGCGGTTGTCGCCGTATCTTGCAGTCATACACCATGTCTGTCGGTCAAGAAACAATTGCCTTCAGCACCCTGCCTGAAGGCGACCAGACGATAGATGTACTCAACATCAATCTTTACTGGGGTGATAGTCGTTGGCCTTTGTATTACATGGCCTGGACTGACTTTAATGCTCAACTTCGTTTCTGGCAAAATTACAATGGAAGACCTATTGGGTTTTCTATGTACGGAGCCAAGACCATCTTTATTGGCCCTAAGCCAGATCAAACATACGAATTAGAACTCGACACCGTAGTCTTGCCAGACCCGCTAGTGGGAGGTGCAACGGTTGACACGCAGATACCCTCTCCATTTACAGAAGCTGTTGCATACTTTGCAGCGCACAAAGCTAAGTATCAAGAACAGAGTTATGGCGAGTCAGAAATATTTAAGCAGGAATACACGAAACAGATACTAGGGGCGTTAAACAGCACGTTTACCCGTAGGCTGCCGTCTGTCTATCAGTCGGGGTACTAAATGGCAGCCCTAGAGCAAAAGAAGTCCTACTTTGTAAGCAAAGACTTCAAAGGCATCAATGTCAAAAACAATCGCACAGCGATTGAAGAAGGCCAGTTCGCCTGGTTAGAAAACGCGCAGCCCATTGGCTTTGGCAACATTAAGATTGTTAACGCCCCAAATAACATCGGTGGGGTAACGTTTTCTAACACCGTTACCTATCTAGCATCAGCCAACATCAATAACGATGAGCTACTGTTTGCCTTTCAAGAAGATGGCTCAGCGCAGTACGTCAACATTGACACCAATACGCTAGGCAACATTGCTAATGCCAATACCTTTACCAATGGTGGCGTGCAGATCGTGCAATGGAAGAACGAGCGGGTGCTCATCATTGATGAGAACAACGGCTATAAGACATGGGATGGCACGAATCTTGTAGACATTGGCTCAGTAGCGTCTGTAACTGTTAACAATGGCGGCTCTAACTATGTAAGCCCTGTTGTTTCGTTTGCTGCGCCTGGTCAGACAGGCGGTGTAACAGCCACTGGCGAGGCTGTGTTGCTAGGCAATACCATTTCTCAGATTATCGTTACAGAGGCTGGTACAGGCTACACGGCAGCACCGTCAATTTCAATTACAGACAGTGGAGGTGGAAGTGGAGCAAACGTCACCTGTACTCTTCTTAATCAGGACGGCTCTTCTATTGCCACTTTTTCTGGTCGCACTTGGATTGCTGATGGTCGTACGGTTTACTACTCTGCTGCTGATACTTACAACGACTTTGTTTCGGTCAGTAGCGGTTTTATTACGATAACCGACTCCACCCTTAGAACGGACATTGCCCAGATCATTGCGGCAAACAACTTCCTATACTTGTTTGGGGAAGACTCAATTAACGTTTTTTCTGACGTACGCATCAACTCTATTACTGGCGAGACGCTATTTACCAATACCAACGTCTCTGCCTCTATTGGTTCTAACTTCAAATTTGCTATCTTCCCTTACTTTCGTTCTATTCTGTTTTTGAACAAGTACGGTGTGTACGCTCTAGTGGGTGCTACAACCTCTAAGATCAGCGACGAGATTGATAGCCTGTTCACAAACATAGACTTTACTAAGCCTATTACGGCTGGACAGGTGCTTATCAACAACATCCTGTGCGCTGCCTGGACGTTTACCTATGACGATGACGGTACAGAACGCAAGATACAGGCAGTGTTCTTTGACCGTAAATGGTTTGTTACCAGCCAAGGCAATAGCATCACTCGTACGGTTTCTGCGGTGCAAGATGGCAACATCCTGCTCTATGGCACTACAGGCACAAACCTTATAAAGTTCTATCAGAACAGCACAGCAGGCATAGAGTGGGAGATTCTGACGGCTCTCTGGCCTATGGGCGACCCAATCAGAGACAAACAGTCGTTGAAAGTAGGCATAGAGGCTACCCTTGGGTCAGCATCAGTCATCTTAGGGGCGTTCATAGACTCAGAAAACCAACAGTCGCCAGTCATAGACTTTTCTAATACGGTGCTGTGGCTTAATGACCAGAACAATCCTATCCCTTGGATTAACAACTCTTCCATAGTCATAGGATGGGTAGGTGGAATTAGCGCAACCTCTGGATAT